GCTGGTACGACGTTCTTCGATAGTTGACTGCTATGTGGCATTGTTATTCACCGAGGCCCATGGCCTGTCGCATTGGAATGATGTTCCCTTTGGCCGCCTCGGCCTGAATCTTTTCCTGCGGTTGAACCGAAGCGCCTCGCATTTTTTCCATCACCGCCATCTCCTGTGACGGAGACATGCCCTGCTCCGCTTCTCTTTCGGTGATCTTGAACCTGTCAAGATCGCTGATACCCATTGCGCGAATCGCTTCCTCGACGATCTTGCCGCCCTTGTATTCCATTTGCAGGCCGGTCTGATTGATGACTTGCAGCATTGACAGCCAGGTTTCTGCGTTACGGGTCGGCTCTATCGGAAGCGTGCCGTCGATGACCAGGTAATCGACATCGCCCTGGAGTTCAGCCTGCTTGTAATCAAAGTAGCCGTCGTCAGTGTTTGCTTCGAGCCTGGCCGAAGTGTCTGCGGGGTCAAGACGGATCGCGCCGCCTTCGAGGAGAGAATCCTGTAGGTTGCCCGCGCTCACCCGCTGCTTGAGTTCCGACATTGCGGCGATATCGTCCCAATGACCCTTGGTAACGTCTGGCACCTGGGCGATAAAGACCCCCTCGCCCGGCTTGGTGCCGGGCAGGGTTCTAACCACACCCCACGGGTTACGGTCAATGAGGTCGGGAACGCTAACCTGAGTCGGGTCAACGAACACGAGGTTGTTAAGCGCCGCTTGCACGTTGTCGATTCTGGACCGGAGGAGCCAGGTTGAGACTTCGTGAAGCGGCAAAAGAAGATCGTACAGAGATTGGCTGTAGGTCTTGTGAACGTCGTGGAACAGGCCGCCGACCACGACCGGGAACTGGCGGCCGTAGGGGTTCAACTGGCAGCGGATCACGGCTTCTTCGTCCATGATCGTGACCACCATCCAGACCTGATCTATCGACGGAACGCCTATCTCGTAACCGTTAAGACGAACCCAAGCCTCGTCTATAAGACGAGCGTCGTCTAGCGAAAAATTAAAACCTGAATCGGTCCCGACTTCCAGGTCCGGGCTGATGTTCAGGCCGCGGCCTTCTTCACGGATTACCATATGGGCATCCCATGAACTGGACTTGGCAACGCCGCGCCGAAGTCCCGGGTATTTGCGGATTTTCGGGTACATGCCGGAGCCGATCAGAGCATTGGTCGAGACGTGATCAACGAACACCACGAACTGCATCCGGTCCCAGTCGCCCCAGGTTACGCGGGGGTCTGGGAACACCCGTCTTGGATCGAAGTTGACCACCTGGTTGGTGTTCGTCTTGGGATCCCAGACGACCTTCGCGGGGGCAAATCCGTAGCGAACCGAATCAAGCAGCAACTGGGCAAGACGAGCCTCGCCTGCGGTGCGCCGCATGTGCTGGTGCAGGAGCCGTTCGAGGATCGCCGCAGACTTTCTCGATTTGCGGTTCATCCCTTCGAGTTGGAACATCGGGTTCCTGCCGCCGAGCGCAGACATCAGGTATGTCAGCACCGTATCGGCAATAGCCCGGGTGTCTGCGATAACGACTTTCTCGCGGAACTTGGTCGTGTCTGCCGGCACCCAGACATCGTGGGCGCGGTCTGCGTCCTTCCAGTGGTCGTATCGACGGGAGATGCGAGCGTAAGACATCTTGGTCATGGCGCGGACGTAATCGAGGAGTTTGCGCTCCTGCTCGTCCGTCAGCATGTCGGAAATGTCCCGGTAGTCTGTCAGCGGCTCAACAAGTTCTGACAGATCCACAACTACATCATCGTCTAATCGCCCAGCCCGTTCTTCTTTGTATCTGGCCATCGTACCCTTTTATCTCTTGGGGGGAAAAATGTCGTCCATGCTATTCGCCCCAACGGACAAAATAGCGCTCTTTGCGCTCTTCGCGTCCCACGTTATCGACCCACTCACCGAGTTGCTTTGCGTCGGGGTCTATTGGAGAGAACTGGGCGTAGAGGGAACTGGAAAGATCGATGGTGCCCGAGATGGCGTCGGAAGCCTGGCCGCCCATGCGAGACAGCACATCCAGGCCCATTGAGAGGGCATCCACGATGTCGTCGTTCTTGCCGGAAGGAAAACTTTGCATCTCTGTGAAAAAATCATCGAGCCAACCGGCTTTATTAGGTAGGAACACTCTTCCCCCCTCGATCAGCGGAGTCACCGCATTCAGCCGCGCCACCTTGTCGTTCACCACCTTGTACGGTATGACTGACATACCGGACTCGGTACGGAGTTCCTGTAGCAGTGATTGGCCACTGGCTTTGTCTTCGATGTAGATACCGCGCAACCCCTTGCCCCGGTACTGGGCGTTGGTGGAGATGCAGATGCGCTTGAGGCCCGGAAAGTCCCACTTGCCCCGCACGCAGTCGATGATATGGAGGTCGCCGGTGGGGGTCATGCCCCAGACGAGGAGGACACTAAAGTCCGCTGTCTCGGTCTTCTTGAATGCCGTGTCGGCCGATATGATCAAGAACTGGTACTCCTGCTCTTCGCTTTTTTCGTAGGACTTCCACCAGACCGATTTGATGATGTTGCCGCCGAGGACGTAAGGCGTCTGCTGGTATAGGGAAGCGAATTCCCGGGCGTCCAGGCGTTCGCGCTTCTTCAATTCTTCCAGCGGGAACCGCTCGGGCCACAGGGCCGTCTCTTCCTCTTTGTAGACGTCGCGTTTCGATGGGGCGACTTTGGGCAGCATCTCACTGGGCAAATAGCGGGGGTCGTCCGGCGGCAGCATCGAGACGTTCATCTTGATTTGTGTGGGCATCTTTTGAATTGCCGAGAAATTGATGTGGTGCCACTCCCCTTCCTTCCAGTCGTCCGTCTCCATAATGCGCCCCGCCACATCGTCGGGGTGCCAACGGGTCAGGATGATGATCTCGATCGGGGCAGTGCCGTCCGGCTCGGGCTGTTTACGGGTTGTGAGTGCTGAGACGTAGTAACTCCAGACTTTGTTGCGCTGGGTGGCGGATTCCGCCTCCTCACGAGCCTTAATCGGGTCATCGAGGATCAGCAGAGTCGCTGCGCGGCCCGTGGTGGAGCCGCCCACGCCAGTGGCGTAGTAGGAACCGTGGGCTGTGGTACGCCAATCGTCTACGGCGCGGGATTCATCGGACATCTCGAAGGTGTCGAACGCCTGCAAGACGAGCGGCTCGCGGGCATGGTCCCGCACCTGGCGGCCGAATGTTTTGGCGAGGTCTTGGTTGTACGAAGTCGAGAGGACGTTGCGATTCGGCTTGCAGGCCAGGTAATAAACGGGGAATAAGACGGTTGCAAAGAACGATTTGCCGTGCCTGGGGGGCATGGTGATGAGCAGACGTGTCGTACCCAGATCACCACGCTCCAGTTTGTCCAGAGTCTCGATGAGTTCCTCTTGAAACTTGGCAAACTTGAACTGCGGGTACAGCGTTGCACAGAACCCGCGGAAAGATTCCCGGGTGTCCATGAGTTTGAGGAGGTGTTTAGCCGCTTCCTTCCTGGTGACAGGCACTCTAATCCTCCCCCTCTTCTTCTAGCCTTTCTGCTTCAATAACGATCTGGTGCAACTCGTCTTCAGTTAGTTCGTGCAGTTGTTTGTTTTCGATCGTATGCTGATTGAACGAGTGGTGCAGATCAGGCATAACTTTATTCAACATTACGCTGAATAGTCGTACCTGTTGGTTTGACCAATTCTTTTCCCCCTGCAAAACAGCCCGAATATTGGGGATATTTTTGCGAACGACGTCGAGAACCGAGCGCCGAACACGATCAATTTCTACCGGGGTGACCGCGGGTAGCCCCCCACCCTTCATAGGATGGGGGTTCTTCCTTACGTCCGGCATTTAACTACCGGTGGTGGTTTCTGTGGTTGTCGTCGTTTCGGTGGAGTGATCATCTGTGTCTGAGCAGTTGTCGCCAGCACAGTTATTGTTGGTTATCCCTGTAGTGGACGTCCCAACCTCACAACCCGCAAGAAGAAATACCGAAGCGGTCAGCAGGACCGCCAATGTTGCTCTCAAATTCATTACTCTTTCTCCGATTGATGTATGTCAAAGCGGAATGTCCATCCGCTGTCTCCCACTTTATACGTCTGATACGTCGAACACCCAGACATAAGAAGTACCACAACAAACAAAACAATGACTGCTGCGATTACGGTCTTTCTGATCGTCCACCAGGATGGATTTCCCAGTCGATCAACGATCCTATGTACTAAATCTATAAGGTTCTGCATAACGTCTCCGATGTGTGACAATGATTCCAAATTTTGGTGCGACTACTCAACGACCCCGACATGACAACACCTGGCGGCGGCGAAGGGGGGGCGTAGCCCCCCCTGTGGAATCGCCATGGTGTTCACAATTTGCACTTTCTGTCTTGTAACCGATTGATTATCCGTAGTGTTTATGTCCCATCAGAGGGGAAAGGTTGGTGCATTGTTTTGGAAAAGCCGTGGTTTCGGTTGGAAACAATACCTCTGGAGGTCGTGTTCTTAATCAAACCACCTAACTAGATTCCTGTCGTCCTGTCTCCCTAAAGGGAGACGAGAGGGGATAACGGTTGGCCAATCAACCGGTTGGTCACAACTTGCTGATAGGAGGTTACCTAATGAGCAATTTGACTTCCCAAAACGCCAAGGGCTTGATCGCATTGGCAACCGCCGCGCAGGCGGCAGGCGACACCGCGCAGATCGCGGAGATCCAAGCGGAGTTCGAGAGACGCGCAACCAACCGCGAGGCCAAGCGCATCGTGGCCGAGGACGCCGGTGAGAAATTCGAGCATCACGTCAAGATCGCCGAATTGGCTCGCAAGAACGCGACCGAGGTGGCCGCGATGGCCGCGCCGGTGGCCGCGATGGCCACGAAGCCTTCGGCTTCGGAACTCGGACGGCTCAAGAAGGCCGACCTGATCGCGATCGTGACCGCGATGATCGACTCGTAAGCGCGAGCGTCGTACAGGAAACCCCCGACCCGTAAGGGTCGGGGGTTTTTTTTTGCCGAATTCCCTGTCGCTTGAGAGGGAGTTTTTCAACACATCAACCACGGAGACACCAACATGGCCAAATATATCCGCCTCAAACGAGACAGTCGGAGCAATATGCTCGCGTACCACGACAGCGACCGCATCATCGCGCTCGGTATCGAACGCAAGCGGTTCCACACTCGTGAACAGGCCGAGAAGGCCGCAAGACGCAACGGATTCGTCTTGAGTTCACAGAACATCCTACTCACCCGCTAACAGGAGGCGCGCTTATGGGAAAGCCCACAGTGGCACACGAATACCTCTGGTATTACGCAGAATTCTGCAAAGAAAACAAGATCGTCAAGATCGCGCCAGGGGCGTTTACCTTCCCCGATGGGGTGGAGATTGGTCACGACGTCTTGGTTCATGCGCTGACCACCTCTCCCCACGATTATTTCGATACGGAGGTGGATGAAATCCCCTCGTGAGCGCAATGCTCACACCATTGGCCCCGACCCGAAAGGGTCGGGGTTTTTTTTGTGTGGACGACAGGGCCACGAAGGGCGGGCCAATCTTCTTCCGCACACACGGAGGCCCACATGGACGACATCGAGCCACTCGACACAATCGAGAGCATCTTGACCGCCCGGTCAACCGACCACAAGACTGGTGAACTCATGCCGCAGTTCGTTTTGACCGCATGGGACGCCCACCAGATTTTCGACGCAATCAACGAAACGCGACAACGTATTTCTTCTCTCTCTCCCTAAAGGGAGACGAGAGGGGATAACGAACGGAGTTTCTTCGGTTCAACCGAACCACTCCGACGGTCTGGCCAACCGTTGGAGTCCATCCTCAATGGCCAAACGGAGACGACAACATGACTGGGAAATTTTTACCGTTGCATTCAGCCGAAGCGGAAATCGGCCTGCTCATGATGTATCACGACCTGGTTGCCAAAGGCGAGACGAAAGCGCAAGCGGTTCGTCTTGATGCCATGCTGCCAGACACATTCACGAAAGCAGAGACGCTGTATCAACCCACGAAACACGACTTGCAGGAGAAGCAGAAATGATGAAATTTCCTGATACTTTCCCCGGATGGTTAATCGCCTGTCACGTTGGGTTAATCGCCCTTTCAACCTTGGCAATCATAGGACTGTGAGGAGGCCGCATGGACGTGAATGATCAGGTGATGATACCCATCACATTCGCCAACGAATGGAATTGGCTACACGACCTCGCAGACCAGTTGGAATCTCTGGATGTTCGTGACGTCAAGGACGTTCTTCACAATCTCGCAAACCTACTCAACGACAGGGAGGGATAATCATGAGTTACTTCAAGCGGCAACCACAACCACGAGAAGATTTGGCCTTGATCGAGCGTGGATGGTGGATCGAATTAGTGCCAGATGGCTGGCAAATATGGGCGTGGCAACCCGGAAAGTGTGGTTGTGTCGGCAAGTGGGTCGCCCATGGCAGACCGTATTGGTACGCTGATATGGCCGAAAACGTAGCGACAACTGAACTCATCAACCACAACCACGGAGAAGACTCATGAAAATGA